TTTAGCGGAAATTTCACGTTGTCTCTTCAGATCTTTCTTTAATCTGCGCTCTTCGCGGCGAGCTTCACGGATTTTCTCACGTTCTTCATCAGATTCACCACTATTTTCTTCTTCGTGGTCTTCTTCATGGTCTTCGTCGTGCTCATCTTCCGACTCTGCAGCTACTTCGACCTTTTCTTGTACCTCAGGTTCAAATTCTTTTGGTAATTTGACCTTTGCAACGGCTGAACCGTCTTCAAGTTCCTTCACAGGAACATCTTTTTCATTTTCTGCCATAATTTTCTTTCAAAATTAGTCTACAAACGCCTTCATTTTCTGCGCATATTCAAAATTCTTAATGCGAGAAATGATTTCACGTGCCTGTAATGTGATAAACACCACTGGGGCGCCACCATCATCTGGGTTAATAACAAAACGGTCACCACCATATTTGATGGTACGTACTAGATCGCCTTCTTTACACCATGGGCCTTCAACCCAATATGACAAGTTTTCGTCTAAATTACGATATGCTAGTGGTCCAACCTGCACCACCTTAGCTACTGTTTCGTTAAAACGTAACGTTTGTTTGGTTTCATCCACAAGGATGATTCCGCCTTTACTTGTGGTCTTTTCCCTGCGCAACTGCACAAGTACTCGATCACCTGCTACTTCGACGCCCGGATCAATAATCGGGAAACATTCTATTTCCGACCGTGTATCTGGTTCGTCTTGTTGGTTAACATCAAATGCTGCCATTCGGCTGCCTCCTGCGATCTCTACAGATCTTCTTCGTCGTCTTCCCTCAAAATTTCATTAATGATGTCTAATGTGTCTTTGAACCCATCATATCGGCCGACTAATCGTTGATAGTCGTCAAATGTGTTGACATTCACACCAGCGGTGAGGGTATCCGCTAATTTTGTTTGCTCCGCGCGTACGCGCAGTATGATTTCAGATAAAATGTCCTTCATAATCTTACTAATGCAAGGCTATGAAGGAATCCGCCCTGAACTAGTAGAAATTACCGCCACCGATTTCATTCAGGTTTTTATCTGGTCCAACTTTTTGTGACTTGGTCAACTTAGCTTGGCTAGCGCCAATCTTCCAGTTGTTATCACGATGGGAGCCAGAAGCGCCTTTATCGATGGTTTTTTCGCCGGGGCCGCCGCCAGAGCTTTGTACGCCCATTTGCTTGTAGGTTTGACGAAAACCTAATTCATCTTTTGCCATTATTGTTCCTCAGTAGGTGGTTGTTGTGCTGCTGCTTGTTGTTGCTGAGCTAGTTGCTGCTCATGTTGCTGCTGGGCTTGTTGTAAACCCTGCTGATGCTGTTGCGCAGATTGTGCCATTTCCTGCGCATGCTGCTGTTGAGCCTGTTGCAATTCAATTTGATTTTGTACTTGCTGGGCTTGTTGCTCAAACGCTTGTTGCTGAATAGCTAAACCGTGTTGGCGGATGTCTTGATTAGAAGCGTTAATTGCCTCAATCGCCGACATGTTTTGATCAGCTTCAAGTTGTTTTTGAGTTTGATCCATACCAGCTTTTGCAGAAATCATTGCAACACGTTCTCTTGCTGCGTTGTTAATATTTGCCATAGCAATATCGGTGGCATTACGTTGATTATCGATATTGGTTTGCGTCTGGTATTTAGCTTGTAACTCTTGGACTTTTTGTTGCAACTGAGCAATCTTAAGCTGGTATTCTTGCGCTTGTTTCTGGTTATCAAACTGCAACTGCATTTGAGCTTCTTGCATTTTGCGCTGAGTCTCAGCCATTTGTGTCTTAAGCAATACTTGTGCAGTTGGATCAGCAATAGCTGCGTTTTCTTGTTGAGCTTGTTGAGCTTGCGCAACTTTTTGTGCCAACATACTTATCTGTTGTACATATTGTTGCAGATTCATTTTTGCGTCTTGGTCTACCATGTTAGATGCTAAAGCAAGCGCTTGCTGTGCTTCAAGATCTAATGGTTTTTCTTGATGTAAATCAAGCATGTCTTTGCCGCCAGCAGCTTGTGCCACGTAAGCGCGCATCGATTGCAAGTAGTGCAATGTTAAATGTTGTTTGATATGCTCAAGAGCATGAGGAGCAAAAACAGGCCCAATAACGGGATTGCCACCATAGGCAGGATTGTTCGCATATTCTAAATGTATTTTAATGTGTGCAATGTGATCTTGGTCGGGGTACGCAGCAGCTGGACGGCCCATAGTCATGGATACGTTTTCAAGCGCTGGATTAGATTCGTTCGCGCCCTGTGGGTTTGGCAGAATTTCTTCAATCATTGGAACTTTAAGTTGTTCTAACATACGGCGGTAAATAGCACGCATGTCAAACATTCCAGGGGGTGCTGATGTTCCCATTTGCAACAGAGCTTGTGTCTGTGCTAAGCGCTGTGTTTCAGAAAAAATGTTTGGATCAGATACTGGGCGTACGTCATTGTTGTACGCAAAGTCACGAACTTTAATCTCTTCGCCGGACTGATTGTCCATTTCTTCCAGGTACCAGTGATTGATACGAGAAATGATTTTAAGAGATTTAGCTTGGCTACGATGTAAACGAGCGTGGATGCTGGAGAATACTTTAGCACCTTGCTCAATTAAGGCTTGCGTTGTTCCAACTGGTGTGTTGGCGTTAACGTCAGCAATCTTTTCTTCTGCAGTTGTTACTACACCTTTAGCGGCTTGTGTAAGCCAACCCAACATGTTAAACAGTGTGGATGACGGTGGGTTAAATGGCATTGGCATCGCAATCTTGCGAACGTCATCAACACCGGGCGCTCCTTCAATCTCAATTACTTGAGTGGGTTCAATTCTGTCAGACTGGCCACCAATGCGTCCACCTTTGAGCTTAAGCATTGTCTGACTGTTGTTAATATGTGCAGCGTCCATAAGAGCACGTAAAGTGCCAGTAAGGGCAGCAGACAAACCACCAATAAGATGGGGGAGACCAATAGCATAAGCACCGCGCCAAGGAATGAATTTGAACTCAACATACCAATCCAGCTTTTCGAGTTTCTCATCGTTAGCGTCCCAGTTACGATACAGAGACAATACTTTACCGCTTGTCTCATCAATTGTTAAAATGTACGGGGCGCGGCGTCCATCAGTTAATGGATCTTCATCTAAACGAATAAAACAAGTGATTTCATAGATGCGGCGTAAACCATCGATGTTAACCGATGGGATATCTTTGCCTTCAATCTTGTTGTTTGCTTTTTCAGCTTGGGTCTGATCGTTTAGTGGTGCGTCTGAGGTAGATTGATAAATATTATCAATATCGCGATAAAGACCATCTTCAATACGCTTGAGGAAAATGTCTTCAGTAATATCTTGTTGTTCTGTTACACGCTGAGCGGTGTAAAAGTTGGTAGATGAGAATGGTAGGAAGATGTTATCAATCGGCACCCATTCGCACATTGGTCGTTTTTGTTCTACATCAAAACGCCACTTAAGAAATTGTGATCCACCTAATGGCAACTGAGTGAGCAACTGCTCCATCTCGTCGCGGTATTCTGGAATCTGCTCTGTAAGCTGCCAGTTAAGGAAGTTGGTCTTCCGATCAGCTGTTTCTTCTTTGTATTTGTCTGCTTCACCTTTAATGTTAGATTTAACAATTCCTTCAGGTGGTAACAACTCGCGTGCAGACGCAGCAGCAAAGTCAACGCATGACTCTGCCATAACTGGGTGGACGACTTTGGAAGCTCCGTCGAACGTGGCTCCTCCAGGTGCGTCCTTACCTAAACCGGTACGGCGTAGGCCGTCTTCGTATTGTTTATCGCGCTGTTTACGTGATTCTTTATCGATATCGATATAATCAAGATACTCGATCGCTAAATGCTGTAGTGTGCCTTCATCAAATACTTCAGCCAAGTTCTCATAGAACTCTGGGTTTTTGAGAGGGCTAGATTTCTCATGGTAGTTAACAACAACTGAGCCGTCATCTAGCTCAATTACTTCTTCTTCTACCTCATCAGGATCCAAGCCAAGCACGTCTTCATAATGCTCCATCTCGGCATCTTGGTCTTCTGCCAAACCTAGATCGTCTTGGCGATCATCTAGGGCTGGAAGGTTTCCGCCGGATTGGATTGGGATTTGGGGTTGTTGTGCCATTGTCTTTGTTTTGGATTTATGTTCCTAATTACACTAATGCACAATTAGGGGTAAAAGCGCCCTACATAGTGTAGGGGTTCTCAAAACGTTTGCGGCTGTCATCCGCGTAGGAATAATCACGTGCAGGTAGGTAATCAAGCTGGATCCAGCCAGAATCGCGCAAAACGCGCAGGGCTTGGGATAGTGAGTCCACGTAGTCATCATGGCCGCCGGCTTCTGGGAACGAACAAACTTGGCGCAAGAAACGTTTGGCCCACTGAGCAAAGTCGCCACGTTGGGTTGGTTCCTCTGGTATAAACACTTTGCCTTTAGCCACTAGCGGTGCCACAATGTTTAAACGTTGTACCTTATCGGCACGACCAGGGTTATATCCACGCACTGGTACGCCAGCGCCCTGCAGCTCTTGGATCAGGGAGATACCTGCAGACTTATCTTCCATGAGGATAAGGTCAGCCTTCTTGCCTTTACCAAAGTCGTTGTCTGCGCCGTAGACCACTTCCTTAAAGTCGTCGATGACTTTACGGCGCAGCTCTGGGTATGACAGGTGCTCGTCCCATGCGTCAAGCAAAATTACTGCAGTGCCGGCGTCTTGTTGTTCAAATACTCCCCATACCGTGCAAGCCGTTGGGTCGTTCATAGTTTTTTCTGAAGTTGCAGGATCGTAGCTTGCAATCACATACTCAAGGACAGGTGTTGGTTTGTCAGCTGGCCACATACGGAATTGTTTGCGTTTGATAATACCAGCGGATTCTGGGTCGAGAATCTCACCATAAATCTCTTGCCTACCAATGTCCGTGCCATCGTATGTTTCTAACTGTTTGAAAAATGTTTCAGATAAGTTTTCTTTGTTGTCATACGAACTGGCATTTACTACATAAACATCCCCGCCTACTTTTCCTTCGTTGAGGTCAACGATGAGTTCTTTTGGTTTGGGGGTTGTGGTAATGATTTGCTGGACCCGTTTGATCCTGGGGTCCTTAAGTCGCAACGTAAATTGGACGCCGTCATAGGCCTCGTCAAGATACTCGAAGGCACACAATTCGTCAAACCAGGCTCCGTGGTATTGTTTACCACGATATCGCTCAGGTTCTGATGCTGGAATCCCTTGAATGATTGATCCGTTTGTGAGAGTAATTTCGAAGAGGGACTTGTTGTAATCTCTGATAAGGCTCGAGGGGATGATATTGAGTAATCCGCTGTCTCCCTCAAAACAAGTTGCACGTATATCATTGGAGGTTGGGGCAGTGACGAGCCAGCGGGTTCCGTCATATACCCAAGCCCGAATGCCAATCCAATGGCTAGCAGTGTGCGTCTTGCCAGATCCACGTCCGGCAAGCATGAGAAACGTGTCGTATTCACCATCTTCTGGTTCCTTTTGATGAGGTAATGCTTGTAGCGCCCATTTGATCTGCCACACCGCAGCCTCAATCTGTGGTTTTGGCCAGTGCTTACGGGCCTCTACAAATTTCTTAATGTTGGCTTCTTGGGTTGCTGTTAGTGGCATGCTATAAATCCTTCACCAACCAACATGGTTCCATTGGCTCCGTTTGTCTCAATGTGCACGCATGGGGCGGGATCAATCTTTGTAATCTTCCTAATATAGCGCCGACCGTATGCCCACTTCAATGGCTTGGAGTCTTGGTCTGTCATTAGCTTAAGTTTGCTCTTAAACGTAACAATGTAGCTTTTGATTATCGGGTTATAAGTCAACGCAGTTTTGTGCCCTAAAGATTCTACAAGCCACTGGATCTGTTTAGCAATCGTGGCGTCTTTTACAGTAAATCTAAAGTTATCTGTAGCTTTATTATAACACGATTTCTTGGCGTGCAGTATGCCACGCAGCAATTCTATCCGCTGGTCCGGCGCGGCCATCATGTAGTTGCCAGGAATCTTGTACGGCACAAACGGTGCCAGCTGATCACGAATGCTGGGGGTGGTTATAAACCTGCGGCGTTTGGATGATGTTCCGTTGGTTTCTTTGATGGCGTACCCTGCGTCCCTAAACTGTTCATAGATCATGTCCGCTGTTCCAAGAGGCGCAACCATATACCCGCCACGTTTTCGGTTGATAAACCAAAAGCCAAATACAAAGGGCGGCACAGGAAGCAGTTGGGTGGGTAGGCTGATTGGCGGGGTAGTTCTGACCGAATACTCAAAGTAATGGTGTTCGGTATTGTGCAGCGGCTCTTCCAATAGATCTTTAATCTTCTTGTTACGAAGCGGCCGGTTGGTCTTTAGCTTTTGTTTGTACTTGGATTCTTTGATGCGGTCGTTGCGGTTTTCGGCTATGAACCCCATCTTCTCGTCGCCAGCCAACGTCAAATAGTCGTTGAATAAAACCTCATAGCACTCTTTGGGGGTGTACGGTTGCACCAGGGTTACCTGGGCCGGGTTGCCGTCTTTGTCAAAAACCACGTCGCCTTTTTTAAGATGCTCGGCGCGTTTCCAGTAATCAAGGGTTAGTACTTTTTGGTTTGCTAATATTGCCATGAAAGTTTTCAAGGACCCAATGGTCCAGCCATCGCCCTAACGGCGTGCGTATTTGATTTTGAATGCCATTTGGTAATCGTTGAATGTCTAATGGCTCGGTTGTGACTTTAAGTCTGAACTCCAAATACTTGGTTGTTTCATGGTCCAATATTTCGATTGGCACATCCACAATCTCAAAGTTATAGAGGTCGCATACCAAAATTTGCAGCCCTTTGAGCTGGCCCGCCACATTTTCCAATGCGCCTTTGATTTGATATACATACTTAGTCATATATCAACTAATGCAAACAATGTCAGATTGCTGCCCTAAGCCATTGATTTTTGTTTTTCATTTGTAGGGTTTGTAGGGTCTGTTGGGTCTAAACCCACTTTACCCCAGACTTTCGTTTTTTATTTTAAAAAATTTTAAAAAATAATAGGTTTAGACCCAACAGACCCAACAGACCCTACAAATCGCCTTGTAAGTCATTGATGTATATAGAGCAAATGAGAATGATTCTTATTTGTTCCCTACAAATTTGAAAACAAACCCTACAAATTTGAAAAAAAAATTTTAAAATGTTGCGTTTTTACCACAAAAAGGGGGGTGGGGTATAAAAACTTGCGGTCTATGGGGCCCCAGGGCAACGGTCCGCCATGAGACTCTAAAAAGGGGGATCGCTAAGTTAGTAAGCCCCCACTTACATAAAGAGGGTGATCAGTTTCACATTATGAGATGCTATCCCACAATGCGGAAGCACCACATTGGTGCATTGGTGTTGCGGTGCAACATAGTTTAAACAATGCGGGCAATATGTTGCGTTGCAACATGACGCACCATATTGGTGCATTGGTGTTGCGGTGCAACATAGCACACAGGCAGTTTAAACAATGCACCAATATGGTGCATTGTGTTGCGGTGCAATATGGCTATGCGGGTGCGAGGGTAGGCGGTGATGAGGTGAAGTGAAGCCTGTTCATTCCATATTGTGAAAATGCCCGCTAAGCCACTTAATCGGGTCATAGAGCCATTTAGTGATGAGTTGATACCCTAGCCCCATGACCCATGCGATCTCTAGGAAGCCTATAATTATGCGGGTTTGCGGGCTGAAATCAGGGTATAAGCCAATAGATATAAGGAATGACACCACACAAACCCAATAGATATAAGGCACACAGGCTATTAGGGTTTATCCCTATGCACTTTTTCACAATGCGAAACCAAAAACACCAGCAATATGATCTAATTATGGTGTGAATTGTTTATTCACTTTTATTTGATTCCTAACCTTGAAAGGATTAGAACACCATGCAACACTTAACATACCAACCCAATAACAGGGAAACATGGCTCAACACCTTGACCCGCCAACATATAGCCCCTCACTTTGAATCAAAGGGCTATACCATTCCTGACAATATTCGGTTCTCATGCTCATTCAGCACTAAAGGGGCATTTAGAAAAAAGAACCAAAAAACCATTGTGGCGGGACAATGTATCAGCCCATTCAATTCAGGGCGGGCTAACCACGAAATTATTATAGTGCCAAGCCTACCTGACACAATGGAAGTGGTCAGCACATTGGTGCATGAGTTGGTTCATGCCACAGTTGATCATGGCATTATTGACCCGCTTGAAGGTAATGGGCATAAGAGTGCATTTAAACAATGTGCTGAATCTGTTGGTTTGACAGGTCAAATGACCTCAACAGTCATGGGCGAGCCACTAAAGGAATTGGCAAACCAATGGCTTGCCATGATGGGCGATTATCCACACGAAGCCCTCAACCTAAGATTAAAAAAGCAATCCACACGCAACCTAAAGTGTGTGTGCAAATCTTGTGGCTATACGCTACGCACATCTAGCAAGTGGCTAAAACTTGCCATTCCTAAATGCCCGCTAAGTCATGGCAAGATGATCGCCTATGATGAAGATGGTTATATCTTTGAAGTCAAAGGCGAGGAATACTAACCAACAGGCGGGGGCAACCCCGCCATGTTCAAACCACACGAAAGGCACATTATGGAAAAGCATTTATTTATGTTCACCCATCAATTCAAATCTAAACATACTAATAACGAATGGCGAGGTATGTTTTCAGGTAGCAAACTTTTGACTGATTCCGAAGCCCAAGAATATGCTAAGAAAAGGTTAAGTGAGGAATTAGAGGGCGATAAAACTTATGGGGGCTTGGTGTCTAGCACACCCGCTAAACATAGAATCAGAATCCGCAAGATCACCCAATATACAGAATCATTTATTGACTAACCAACAGGCGGGGGCAACCCCGCCATGTTTAAACTAAACGAAAGGCAACACCATGCAAACTATTTATATCACCGAATCCGAAGCCCTCAATCTGTATAACGATATGCTAGATGATTGCTACCCAATGGCAGAAATTTGCGGGTATCAATATCAACCTAGCCGAGCATTATCAATCATAGACCCTATCGCTTATCGTGTTGGCTTTTCTGATTACTGTTCGAGCATATCCGAAGATGGCTATGAGATTGAGGGGCAATAAACCATGACAATGATCACTAATCCCGCCCATATTGCCCGCTTTAGATACCTAACCCTTTTGAAAGGGTTAGGGCTTGAAATCAAGGGGCTACGCATGACTAGAGGTATGACCATGTATAGCCTGATTAAGAAAGAATTGGGGCTCAAGGGCTCAAGGGAATCTGTTTATAACGAGTTAGCACTCATGCTAGGCAAACCAACCATATAGAAAGGGTGCGGGGCAATCCCCCGCCATGTTTAAACCATGCTGAGAAATTACAAAGTCTTTTATCGTGGCACATCAAACTTTGAATTGATCGAGGGCATTAGCCCACATCATGCCAAAATGATGATGGCATTAAAAAACAATCTACCATTAACCGCATTACACCGCCTTAGAGCAGAAAGAATCTAACACCATGCAATCATTCAAACTTAATCAAATCGCAAGCAATATGACCTTAGTAGAAACACCACACCATAGGGTATTGTTTAGCTACGCAACCCCTGTCGCTTGCTTTGATAAGCATACCTATGACTATTTCAAAACAGATCGCAAGTGGTCGCAAACCACAACCCGACACATTAACAAGTGGCTAGATGGTGTTCACGCAAGCGAAAAACCACAAGCATATTTTGACAATTTGTTTAACGGGCAAGGAGTTTAAACAATGTCAATAGGCGATAAAGTCAGATGGTGTGGCGAAGCATTAGCCACGATAAAACGGATTGATGGCGAGTGGATAACAATACAATTTATTGACCCGCCACATTCCCGCATGATTACCAACATTAAAAACTTGGAGAGTGTTTAAACCATGTCCGACCAAAAAGCGAATGAAGCATTTTACGAGTGGGAAAAATCTTTGTATGGTGATAATTCTCCGCTATCAGATGATGACCGCCTGTTATGGGTGCAAGGCTATAAAGCGGGTGTTATGGCTCTATTTGAATATGCAGTTAAACAAGGGGGTGTTTAAACATGGCTAGGGGCAGACCACGAACCGAAAAGACCGATACGACAGGAACACACTTGACTGTTTTTGTAGATTTAGAATTAAAACAAAGATGGGACAATTACTGTAAAGAATTAGACCTTAATTCTAGTCAGTTAATGCGTAGATTAGTTAAAGACGAATTGGTGTGGCAAAGATGGGCGGGGAGTTTAAACAATGCGGGTGATTAAGTTATACCGCAAACCTAACCAGCCTGAATTTTTTGAGTTGGTTAGAGTGGGTGAGTGGGGGTTATTGCTTAATTACCCCATTGACAAGCCCAACCGCAAGCGACTAGCTAAGTGGCTAGGTTTGAATGATGTTTATATTGATTGGATTAGGGAGTTTAAACATGACGAGAGATGATTATTTAGTGGCTTTGCTTTTAGTAGGGTTATTCCTAGTTTTTTGTTTAGCCCCTGATCTATATACTTACTGAAAATTTGCTAACCAATGGGAGATATAACTACCAGCAAGCGAACCATAAACCCGCCTAGACAAGCGGGGGCAGTAATCCCTTACAACCAATGGGTGAAGCCATGTAAACAGTTTTAAAGCCCCCGAAAAGGGGCAGTATTAAACCACCATAAACTAATAGGATAATTAAATGTCAGATTTATATAAAACAATATCATTAACCCAATGTGCCGACCTGATTCAAGCAGT